ATCCGGGAGGCTACCAAGCTGGAGCGCGAGAACCGCATGGAGCTTGAGGCCGACACCGCACCAGGCAAGGCGAATGAGCAGGCCGATAGCAGCCTGGCCACCGTCATATCTGAGGCATGGGAACGGAGGAAGCAGCAGAATGAACCTGACAAGTGACGCCATCCTCTACTACGCCGACAATCCGGTGGACTTCGTGGAGGACATCATAAGGGCCAAGCCGGACAGCAATCAAAGGGCTATCCTGAACAGCGTAGCACAGTACCCCATGACCTCTGTTCGCTCCGGCCACGGTATCGGCAAGAGCGCGGTAGAGAGCTGGCTTGCTATCTGGTTCCTAACCACCAGGCCATTCCCGAAGATACCCTGCACCGCCCCCACCCAGCACCAGCTATGGGACATCCTGTGGGCTGAGATTGCGAAGTGGCTCCGCAGTAACCCGGCCTTGTCTCAAGAGCTGATATGGACCAAGGAAAAGGTCTACATGAAAGGCCACCCGGAAGAGTGGTTCGCGGTAGGCCGGACGGCCAGTAAGCCCGACGCCCTCCAGGGCTTCCACGCCGAGCACGTACTCTACATCATCGACGAAGCCTCCGGCGTCCGGGATGAGATATTCGAGCCGGTCCTGGGCGCACTATCTACGGAGGGCGCAAAGCTGGTGATGTGTGGGAACCCCACGAAGATTACCGGCTTTTTCTACGACAGCCACCACAAGGCCCGCGAGCTTTACAACGCCATGCATATTGACGGGCGGGACAGCAGCCGAGTAGATCAGCAGTTCATCGACACCATCATTGATATGTTTGGTGAGGACAGCGACGTCTTCCGGGTCCGCGTGGCCGGGGAGTTCCCCAAGGCCCTGCCGGACAGCTTCATCCCTATGGAGTGGGCAGAGCGGGCAAGCGAGGCTGAGGCCCCGAAGATTGACCGGGCGGCCCGTGTGGACATCGGGATTGATGTCGCCCGCTACGGCGATGATAGCAGCGTCCTATCCCCTGTCCTGGACAAGAAGCTCCAGGAAAAGCCGGAGATATACCACCACAACGACACCATGGAGCTGAGCGGCAAGGCCGTCCAGCTCATCAAGCGCTATGCCCTAGAGCAGCCCTGGGCAGAGATACACGTCAAAATCGACTGTGACGGCCTGGGCGTCGGCGTCTTTGACCGCCTCATGGAACTGCGGGAGCAGATCGTGGAGGAAGTTCAGGCCCAGCGAGACCGCCGGTATGCCGACGATGAGGACACCCCGCCCCCGTTCTCCCTGGACATCGTGGAGTGTCACTTTGGCGGCGAGGGAGGCACCATCAGCGACGATGACCCCATCGACTACCAGAACAGCACCGGCCTTATGTCGGGGGCCGTCCGGGAGGCCCTTCGGACACAGAGCATCAAGCTATACCCGGATGACAAGCAGATAAGCCAACTTTCCAACCGAAAGTACGTGGTGAACAGCGCGGGCAAGATTGAGCTGGAGAAGAAAGAGGCCATGAAAAAGCGCGGCCTGTCCTCCCCGGATATGGGAGACGCGCTGGCCCTGGCCCTGCATGACCCGCTGGTAAGCGACTGGAGCATTGACTAAGGAGGACACCATGAAAGCGAAATGCAGTTACCTTGTATCGGCTGACGGCTGGCCGATGAAGTATATCCGGGCAAACACGGCGGCAGAGGCCCGGCGCCGCTGGCAGAAGATGACCGGCGGCCCCAAAAACCCTGCTGTCTCCCAGGTGCTCGGTAAAAAGCCGAAGCGCGAGGGGGGCGAATAACCGTGCCATTCTGGAACCGATTTAGAGGGGGCGGTGCGGGGAGAGCAAGCCAGACCTACCGGGGCGATAGCGTCATGCTGCCCAGGTGGACCAACCCGCCAGAGCGCAACACTCAGGAGTGGATAGATGCGTTTCGGACCAATCCCCGCCTGTCCGTCGTGGAGCGCATCGCCTCCGATCTGTCTTTTGCAGAGGGCAAGCTCTACCGGGTAGATGAGAACGGCGACGAACAGGAGCTTACTCATCACCCGTTCCTGGACTTTTGGGCGAACCCGAACCCGCTGCATGAGATGAGCAATGCGGCCCTGTGGCGGCTCCTGGAGATTTACCTCAAGCTCAAGGGCGAGGGGTACTTCATCATGGAGAAATCGCCCCTGGGCGTCCCTGTGGAGCTGTGGCCGGTCCCCGTCCATTGGGTGCAGATGACCCCGTACCTGGACCACCCGTACTACACCGTCCGGCTCACCAACGGTCTGCTGATGAACGTGTCCGTAGATGATATGTTCGTGATGAAAGACCTGAACCCGATAGACCCATTTAAGCGCGGCCTCGGGCAGTCTGAGGCTCTGGCAGATGAGATTGAGACCGACGAATACGCGGCCAAGTTCCAAAAGCGCTTTTTCTTCAACGACGCTACGCCGAACCTCATCATCGGTATGCCCAAGTCCACCCCGGAACAGCGGCAACGCTTCCGGTTTGAATGGCTTGAGCGCTTCCGGGGGGTGTTCCAGAGCCACGGCGTCGCTACTGTCAACGGCGAGGTCACGGTGAATAAGGTCGGAGACAGCATGAAAGACATGGATATGGTGAACGGGCGCACATTCTTGAGAAATGCCGTCCTTGAGCACTTCGGCGTACCCCGTGAGATTATGGGCATCACGGAGAGCAGCAACCGGGCTACGTCGGAGGCGGCTCAGTTCATCTATGCCCAAAACGTCCTCATGCCCAACCTGCGCCGCCGGGAAGAGGCCATCAACAACCAGATCATCCCGTATTTCGGAAATGACCTGGTGTGGCGTTTCGATGACATCATCCCCCGGAACCAGGAGTTTGACAAGGCCCTGGGCATCGACGGCTGGAATGCTGGCCTACTCACCAAGGATGAGGCCCGCGAGAAGCTGGGTATGCCTCCGGCCCTGGTGGGCGGCGATGTCTACAAGACGCAGTTCTCCGACGTCTACATCCGGGAAGACGATGACCCTGTGGCAATCTCCACGGCGGCGGCCAACCTCCAGTATGCAGAGAGCGCACCACCGCTTGAGACGGGCGGAGAGCAGGACATTGAGATAACAGATAACGGAATACCCCTAGACGCTGAAAGCGTCTCAGAGGGGACGGGAGACGGCCTGGGAGCCATCGAAATAGTGTCCTCTAAGGGCACATCCCCGGAAGAGCGGAAAAACCTCCAGGTGCAGGCCGCACAACGCGCCCTGCTGCAAGCTGAGAGGGAGCAGACCCAGCGCTTTGAGATTGCCACCCTCAAGTATCTGCGGGAGCAGGGCCGCCGGGTGAGCGACGCCATGGGCGGCACCACCAAGGACGAGCGAAGCGTCTGGGACATTCTTATGGGGGCTATTCCTGGATATGACCCCAACAGCGAAGATGCGGCGGAGCAGAGCGCGGCTGCGTGGTCCTCTTTGAGTGAGGCAGACCGCACCCGCCTTGTGAGCGCCTTTACCCTGGGCCTCATCGACTGGCCTAGCGAGGAAACGGCCCTGTTGAACATCTTCGAGCCGCTATGGAAAGAGAGCTACGACAAGGGCGCTGGGGTGTCTGCCAAGCTCTACAACCTCCAGGCGGTCCAGAGGCCGGAGCTTATCAGCACGGCGAAGCTGCGGGGCGGCGTCCGCGTTAAAGGCATCACGGAGACCACTCAGCAGTCCATCGCCCGTATCGTCTCCGCTGGCCTGGAGCACGGAGACAGCCGGGCCACCATCGCCAAGCAGATTGAACAGGAGATGCAGACCACGGCATCCAGGGCGCGGACCATCGCTACCCAGGAGTGCAATACCTCGCTCCTGACCGGCCACTACGACATGATGCGAAAGGCCGGGGCCGCCTGGAAGACCTGGCACGTTGCCAACATGAGCGCCGCCAGACCCTCCCACAAGCGACTGAACGGTGAGCGGGTCCCCATTGACGCCAAATTCTCAAACGGCCTGATGCGGCCCTGTGACCCGGATTGCACGGACCCTGCCGAGGTCGTGAACTGCCACTGTTTCCTGACATTCGACAAATAAGGAGGACGCCTGATGGAATTTACCGAGATGCAGGCTCAGGAGGCCGCCCGATCTGCGGGTATCGACCTGGAGAAAGAGCGGTTCGACCTGAAAGCCCTGACAGCCGGGATGAATGCGGAGCTTGAGCACGGCACCGCAAGCCCGGACACGAATATTACCAACGATGACCCCGTTATGACGGCGAAGCTCGCAGCGGCACACCTGCGGGTCTCGCCGTTTTACTATGCCTCCGGTCGGGGGCTGAAAGCGTGGGAGGCTTCGCTCCGTAGAGGGGTGAAAGTGAAAAGCTCCAAGACGGAGCACAAAACGCTGTCTTTCCGTACCGAAGAGTACGACGAAGAGAGCGGCATCTTTAGTGGCTACGCCGCCGTTTATGGCAACATCGACAGCGGCGGGGACATAATTGAGCCTGGTGCCTTCACGAAGACAATCGCCGAAGGCTGGGAGAGGGTGAAGATACTCGCCCTGCACAACGACTGCTGGCTCCCCATTGGCAGACCTTTGGAGCTGAGGGAAGACAGCAACGGCCTTTTCATCAAGGCCAAAATCAGCGACACTTCGATGGGACGCGACATCAAAGTGCTGCTGAAAGATGGAGTTCTCAATGAGCTGTCTATCGGATATGACCCCATCGTCTTTGACTACGACGAAAACGGCATCCGGCATCTGCGGGAAGTCAAGCTGTGGGAGGTCTCCGTCGTTACCTGGGCCATGAACCCGGAGGCGACGATCACCGACTACAAGCAGTCCACCGACGCTACTGGCTTCCTGGACGCTTTTTTGGAGGCGGCCACCGCCGAAGTCAAGGCCGGTCGGAAAATCAGCGGGACCCGGTTAAAGGCCCTCAAGGACGCGAGCGCGTCCATGAAAGCTGCTACCAAAGTTCTCGACGGTATCATCCGAGAGGCGAGCGACAGTGAGAAATCTATCCCCCGTACCCATACCACCAAGAGCCGAGAGGCCGCGCCCTCCGGTATCAACTACGAGATTTTGCTATAAGGAGGAAATTACAAATGGCTATTCCCAAGAAAGGCACCGCACCCGCTGGCCGCAAGTCCGTGAAAATGGAGGCTGACGAACTGACCGAGAAAATCAAGGCTTGTGTCAAGGAGGCTCTGGATGAGCAGGCCGAGGCCAAGGCTGAGGGCGAAGAGGGAACCGAGGACGCTGTTGCTGAGGTTGCCCCTGCTGACATCTCCGGTCTGATTGAGGACGCTATGGCCGTTGTCGCCGAGAAGCGCAAGAGCCGCAAAGAGGCTGGCGAAGAGCTGGGCGATGTCACCGCCGAGGAAGTCATGGAGGCCGTCGGTGAGATTATCGACGCCACCGAGGGCGAGGCCAAGGAGGATGACGGCGTTGAGGAAGAGGTCAAGGAGGATGAGGAAGTGACTGATGAGGCCAAGGGGCGCAAGGCCGTCGCCCGCAAGCACCAGACCAAAAGTGCCCGCAAGAGCGCGGCCTCCCCCGCCCAGCGCAAGTACAGCTCCATCTACATGAGCCGCACCACTCCCACCAGCACCGCCAAGAAGTCCATCCCGCCTGCTATTCAGCTCGCCCGCGCTATCAAGTGCCTGGATGTGTTCGGCAAGCATGACCCCGACGCTGCCTCTTTCTACGCGCAGCGGAAGTATGACGATGTGGACATGGCCCGCGAGTTCAAGGCCCTGTCTGCCACCAACCCCGCTGCCGGCGGCTACCTCATCCCCGAAATCTACCTGGACCAGATCATTGAGCTGCTGTACTCCAAGACCGTCATCTTTGAGCTGGGCGCTCAGAAAGTCCCCATGGCCAACGGCAACCTGAACATTCCCAAGATGACCGGCGGCGCTCGCGCTACCTGGGGCGGTGAGGCTCGCAAGATTGCTAAGACCCAGCCCACCTACGGCAACATCCGTCTGTCCGCAAAGCGCCTGGAGGCCATCGTGCCCCAGACCCGTGAGCTGCTGATGAGCACCAACTACTCCGCAGACCAGCTCTTTGCCAACGATCTGACCCGCCGCATGGAGCTGGGCCTTGACTTCGGCGCTATGTTCGGCAAGGGCGGCGAGTTCCAGCCTCTCGGCGTGTTCACCGACAAGGAGGTTGAGCACGTGGACGCCAAGACCCTAAGCAACGAGGACCTGGCCGACAGCAACGGCAAGATTACCGCCGACTTCCCTGTGTTCGTCCGTTCTAAGGTTCTGGCAAAGAACGTGGATGATAACAAGCTGGGCTGGGCGTTCAACTCCGTCCTGGAGGGCTACCTGATGAACCTCAAGACCACCACCGGCGCGTACATCTACCGCGATGAGATGAACACTGGCAAGCTGCTGGGCTTCCCCTACCGCGTGTCCAACCAGATCACCACCGACACCACCGGCCTCACTGAGCTGGCCTTTGGTAACTGGGCGGACCTTCTGGTGGGCGAGCAGATGGGCCTTGAGACCTACACCACCCTGGACGGCTCCTGGGTCGATGAAGAGGGCACCCAGCACAACGCCTTTGAAGAGAACCTTGCCGCTACCCGCGCTCTCATGTACGTGGACATCGCTGCCCGTCATAAGGAGAGCTTCCTGCACGTCAAGAACATCAAGGCGTTTTAATCGGAGGCCGGGGCACACCGCCCCGGCCCCATAATTTTAACAAGGAGGATTTTCAGCTATGAAACGCGCACTTATTCAGAGTGTCAAAGTGACCCCGTACACCAGCGAGGACGCCATCAACCGTGAGGGCTTTCTCTCCGGCATCCTGGCCGTCAAGGTCGGCTCCCCGACCGGCTCCCCTACGGGCTTGGCCGTGAAGCTGACCATCACCGAGAGCGACCAGAGCGGCAGCGGCTATGCGCCCGTCAAGGATAAGCTGGTCTGCGTGGGCAACGCGCCCCTGGACGATGCGGGCGCGATCTCCGTCACCACCGATGCCGCAGGCGGCGAGCTGGTAAACTTCGACCTGGACCTGGTGGGCCTCAAGCAGTACGTCAAGGTCAAGGTGGAGATTATCTGCTCCGGCGGCACCAGCCCGGAGTGCGAGGCTACCGCTGCCCTGGCCCTGGGTGACGCTTCTGAGGTCCCCGTCTAATTTGGCCCTGAGAGGCCCTACAAGGAGGTTTTCACTATGGCAAGACACTATCCCCCCGAGACCGTGAAACCCGCCGAGAACAAGCGGGAGGCAGGCCCCAAGGAGAGGAAAGCGACCACTCCCAAGAACGACGGCAAAAAGGAGGACGCGGGCGAGTAGCCCGCGCCTCCCCCTGAGAATGGAGGCGACACCGTGGCAAATGAACCGACTGTAAAGCTGGCCGCAAACGCCATGACTACTCTTGAGGACACGATGGAGCGCCTGGGCATCCCACCGGAGGCGGCAGACACCACCGTAAAGAACAACATCATCCGGCTTATCAATTCGGCGTCTGCCTGGATTGAGACCATCACCGGGCGGAAGTTCGGCAAGGCCACCTACACCCATAGGTACGTCGCCCCCGGAACTCAGGAGCTGGTGCTCACTCAGTACCCCATACGGGCGGTTGAGTACGTCCGGGACACCGAGCACGGCGTGAGCATAGACCCCAGCAGCTACGACTTTACCATGACCGGAGACGTGGGCGTACTGTACCGCGATGAGGGATGGGTATTCCGTGGCTACATCGGCGGCCTTGCAAACGACTACACGGCCCCCCGGCGCTACCTGGAAGTGAAGTTCACCGCCGGGTATGTGCTGCCCAAGGACGCGACCGAGGATGAGCCGTCCGATCTCCCGGAGGACATCGTGGCGATTGTGTGGGGCATCGCGGAACAGGAGTTCTCCATCCTGCGGAACGGCGCTCAGGGCCTTGCGGCTTTCTCCATCTCCGACGTGTCGTGGACCTTTGACAAGGAACCTCGCGCCTCCTGGATGGAGACCCTGGCCCACTACATGAGGTGGTGAGCCTATGCAAGTCCGCGATAATGTACTGCCGCATCTGCGGCGGGTCAAGGCCGAGCTGGAGAAGCTGAACGGCACTCGGATAAAAATAGGCATCCAGGGTAACGCCGACAGCGAGCTTCTGATGATTGCCCGTGTCCATGAGTACGGGGCCACCATCACGCCAAAGGCCACCCGGAACCTCTGCATACCCATCCACAAGGACAGCTACGACAAAAGCCCCAGGGACTTTCAGGACCTCTTCTTTATCCGGTCCAGGGACGGCTACCTGTTCGGCGTTGTAGCCAAAAAGGGACGGAGGGACAAGGAAAACCCCGACAACCTCAAGTTTCTGTTCCTGTTGCTGCCATCCGTCACCATACCAGAGCGCAGCTTCATCCGAGCGGGCTTCGACCACAACAAGAACAAGCTGGCCGAAATCGTCCAGAATGAGGTCGCCCTCATCTGGCAGGGGCAACAGACGGCGGACGGGGCCATCTCGTGGATAGGCGGGCAGGCCGTGGGCCTTATTCAGCAATTTATGACCGATGCGAGCAACTTTGAGCCAAAAGGGAAAATCCAGAGGGAGCGCTACCCGTCCTACGCGGGCAGCCCCCTCATGGTGACTGGACGGCTCCGAAATTCAATCACATGGGAGGTTGAGGAATAATGGGCATCCTGTTCAAAATGGCGCAGCCCATGATACCGGGCGGCCTGCTGCATACCATGTACGAGGTCCAGGCGGGAGGCCGCTATGACCAGGACAAAGGCGGCCAGTGGGTAGCCGGTGAGCCTGTGCGCGTCCCCTTTGAGGGCGCTGTCCTCCCTGTGAGCGACAAGGACCTACGGCGTGAAATCACCGGAACCGTGTCCGATCTGAGCGAGAAAATCTACACCAACGGCCATGCGCTCCAGGTGGGAGCACAGGTCTATGACCCTGACAGCGGAAACACCTACACCGTGACCCAGGAGCTGGGCCACAACAGCATCCACCCGATGAAGCGGTATCTGGTAGAGGCCAGAACCGGCGCGGCGCCGAAAGGAGGCGGTGGGGCGTGAGTTTCGTCACGAAGCGGAATGCCCTTATATCCGCGCTTCACAAGACCGTGGGCGTCCCGGTCCTGCTGGCCTCCCAGGTCCAGCCGGAGGCAGAACCACCGTTCATCGTCTACTCAGTGACCGCAGACTACATCCCGGACGGCGGCCTGGGTAACTACTCGCTGGGTGAGGGTGCTACGCAAGACGATCTGGTGGAGGTCCGGGAAGAGCAGCCCACCGCCACCCTGTCATTTACTGCTTGCAGCGTGAACCGCTGCTACGACGATAACGGCTCCCAGGTGCAAATCCTGGGTGCGGACGAGGCCCTGGAGCTGGCAACGCTGGCCCAGGGCTTTTTCCTGCATACCGGAAGAGATGCCATCGCGGGGGCTGGCTTCGTCGTTGTTGATGTCACCAACGCCACCAGTCGCGACGCCCTGGAGCTTGACGAAATGGGCCGTCGGTTCGGCTTTGATGTCCGGCTCCGGTACACCCGGACCGACGCTGCGGCCATCAGCAAACTTGAGACACCCAACATCGAAGGAACTGTAAAGGAGTGATTTTTCATGCCGAAAGACGTTGTTGTGGTCGTAAATATCGACGCCAAACCCAGCGGGGTAGAAAACCTGGACATCCTGCTGCTTTCCACCGAGGGGGCGCAGGACGTGGCCGTCTACCGCGATCTGGACGTTATCAAGGAGACGTTCACCGGCAAAAAGGTCGCGGCTATGGCCGAGGCCCTGTTCGAGCAAGGCAAGACCACCCTTGCGGAAACGCTTATCCGTAAAGTGAAGATTGCCGGAGTGGAGGCTCCCGCTGGGAGTGATGAGAACGAAAAAGCGACAGCCCTTGTGGCTGCCGTCGAGACCCTGCGTGAAACGGATGATGACTGGTATATCCTGCTTACCGACCAGGACGGCGATGAAGCCGTGAAAGCCCTCTGTGCTTGGGCCGAAGCTACCGAGCCTACCGAAGCGGAGCTGGGCGCGGGCGAGGAAGACCACCGCAAGCTCTACTTTGGGCGCACTCAAAATAAGAGCCTTGCCGTCACTAATCGCCGGTCTATCGTCATCTACGGAGACCAGGCTAATGAATACCCCGACGCAGCCTATGTGGGTAACGTGGGACCGTTCTATCCAGAGAGCGTGACGTGGAAGTTCAAGCGCCCCCAGGGCCTCACTGTCCCTGATCTCACCAACGCTGAGCGCGAGGCGCTGGAAGAGGCCAACGTGAACTTCCTGACCGTGGAGTACAAGCGCGAGTATGTGAAGAACGGCGTGTGCGCCGATGGTGAGTTTATCGACGTTCAGATGGGCGCGGACTACATCGCCAAGAACATGAGGGAAAACCTCTATGACATCTTCCTGGAGAACCCCAAGATTGGCTACACCGACGCAGGTTTCGCCCTGGTCGCTGCCGGCGTGTTCTCCGCTCTGAACCGCGCTACCGACCTGGGCATCATCGCCCTGGACCCGGAGAGCGGGCAAGGCGTCTTCAACGTTGCAGTCCCCAAGCGGTCCCAGGCCACCGATGAGCAGGCCCGCGCCCGGCAAATGCCTGACATCACCTGGGAAGCCCAGCTTGAGGGGGCCGTCCACAGTATCAAGGTCAAGGGCGTCCTGCGGGCCACCCTCAACCCGTAAGAAAGGAGCTAAAGCATCATGGCTAAAGGCATCGAAATTGCGAGCTATGACCCTAAAAAGGTCAACGTCATCATCGGAGGCCGGACTATAACCGGCTTTGCCGCTGATGGTGTCGTGTCCATCACCAAGAATGAGGACAGCATCACCCCCGCTGTGGGGGCTAAGGGCGACGTGACCTACTCTGAGAACGCCAACGAGAGCGGCACCATCGCTATTACTCTCATGTCCACGTCCTCCAGCCTGGCCTATCTGCGCGAGCTGGAGGCCAAGCGGCGGGCCGTCACCGTTGCGATCTCCGACGTCAACGACGCGGACGCGTTCAATCTGAGCTCGGAGAATTGCCGGGTAATGAAAATGCCCGACCTCACCCGCAACAAGGAGCAGAGCACCATAACTGTCAACATCTACGCGCCGTCGGTGGTCCCCCGCTAAGGGGGGCCACCCATGAAAGGCTATCCCAACTGGCCGAACAGGCCAAAATCACTATCTGAAAGGGGCTACCGAAAATTTATGGCTAAGCAGAAAAAAGTCACCGTCAACGGCGAGGAATACACCCTCCAGTCCGTCTCTCCCACCTGGTACTTTGGCGTCAACGACGATTGCGGCATGACCGGGAGCGGACGCCGCGACACCACCAAGTACATCGACACCATGCTCAAGAACGTGGTCATTTCCCCCGCCGAGGTCAAGGCCGACGGCATCAGCTACTTCGATGAAAAGGATGACATCAAGACCCCGGAGAAGCTGATTAAGGCCATCGAAACCTTTCTGCGAGAGTGAGCTTAACGTAGACCGCGCTATCAGAAAGGCCAAGCGAAACCGGAATATGTGGGTCCTTATCTTCACCGGCGGTGGCCTGTGCTATGCCGACTTCAAGGGCATGGACCTGGCTGAGTACCAGGAAGCGGTGCAGGCCCGTATACTCTACAACGAAGAATGGAGCAAGCAGCGGGGCGAGTGACCCCGCTGCTTTACTTTTTGCAGAAAGGGGGTGGAGCCAATGGCAGACAACCGGGAGCTTACCTTTGGCATGGACTTTGGCCTGGATGACGCAATAAACCGCTTGGGCGAGACGATAGATCGCCTGGAGCAGATTGTGGACCGCGCCCAGGATGTAGAGGATGCTGCACAGGATATGGGCGCTCGCGTCCGCGCCGGTACTGACGCAATCAGAGACGGAGCCAGAGACGCAAGCGACGCCCTGGATGACCTGGAGGATGACGCAGACGATGTAGGCACCAGCTTCCGGGATATTGGCCGGGACGCGGACAGCTTCGGTGCTGCCGTGGGTAAATCTATGGGCGCTGCGGCCAGGGAAACCAACAGCGTATCAAAGACCATAAAGGCCGGATTTGACGGGGCCATAGGCTACTCCCAGAAAAAATTTTCCGACTTCACCGGAAAGGTCAAGACCGGAATAAAGGGCATCGGGACCGCGTTCACGCACCCAATCAACACCATCCGGGGTAAGTTCCTGGGGGCAGTCGAGGCCGCAGCCGACCGAATAAACAAGGTGGGCGATGAGGCCGACGATGCGCGAAAAGACCTGGATGATATGGGCGATGAGGGCGACAAGGCCGGAGGCGAAATCAAAGAGGCCATCAAGGGCGCTCTCGCTGCTTTTATCGGCTTTGAGGCAATCCAGGCTGGAATTGATATGCTCAAGGAGCTGGGCGCTGCCGCCATCGAAGCAGCCGGATCTGCTGAAAATGTGGGCCGGAAGTTCGAGGCCAACTTCGCAGGCACCGACGCTGGAGAGTGGGCAGAGAACTACGCCGACGCCATCCACCGGAGCAGCGATGAAGTCAAGTCCTTTATGGTGTCCAACAAGGCCCTATATGGGGAAATGGGCATCACCGGGGAGGCGGCCGCAGAGCTTTCAAAGCTCACGACCTCCCTTGCCTACGACTTCGGCAACGCCTTTGCTATGGATGATACCGAGGCCCTGGGCGTGGTCCAGGACTACATCAGCGGTAACAGCGCGGCCCTGGAAGAGTACGGCATCCACATTGATGAGGTTGCCCTAAAGAATACCGCCCTATCTATGGGCCTGGGAGACCAGATAGACGAAATGGACGATGCAACGCTGGCCCAGGTCCGCATGAATGCCCTGCTGGGGCAGACCGAGAAAATCCAGCAATCGGCGGCCAACAGCACCGGCGGCCTGGTGAACAGCACTAAGGACCTAAATGGTATCTGGAGCGAGTTCATGGCCGACGCGGGCAGCCGGTTTACTCCGGTCATTGAAAGCCTGTTCAGCACCATCCTGGATAGCTGGCCGGTCATCGAGCCGATGCTTATGCAGTTTGTGGATATGCTGAGCAACGGGCTTGCCCAGGCCATGCCGGTTATCACGGAGCTGGGCATGACCCTGTTGCCTATCCTGACCGACGTTCTGGGGTCTGTATTCGAGGCCGGATTACCACTCTTGCAGGTATTCGGAGACCTGGCTCAGACCATCTTGCCGCCTGTGGCGAACATCGTAGGCATGATAGCGGAAACCGTCATGCCGCCCCTGGTGGACATCCTGAGCACCCTAAGCACGTCCATCATTCAGCCCCTTGTGCCAGTCATCCAAAAGCTGGCCGAAGCGCTGCTGCCCCCCATCGCCCAACTGCTGGGCCTCATCTCGCCCATCCTGGAGGCCATCAGCCCTGTGCTTGAGGTCATCGGAAACGTCCTGGGCATCATAGCCGAGGTCCTGGGCAAAGTGGTAGGCTGGCTGGCCGACGGCGTGGGCAAGGTCGTAGGCTTTTTCTCTAACCTGTTCGGCGGAGCCAAGGAGAGCGAAGAGGCCGTAAACGATCTGAGCGGGTCCATCAATGGACTTGATGACGCTGCGAGCAAGGAAACCTCCCTTGTGGTCGATACTTCGCAATACAAGGAGGAAGTCACCGGAGCGGCGGAGACCACTACCGAGGCCGTCACCGAAAGCTCCAACCAGGCCGCAGAGATTACCGATGTCAATTTCATGGCTATGGGCGCATCCGCAACGGCGGCCTACGGGACCATGCAGACCGACGCAGAGACGGCCTGGAGCGCAATGCAAACCGCAGCTACCAACGGCACGGACGCTATCGTCGCTCAATTCTCCCGCATCACGGCGGCGGCCCGCGAAGCAAGCAACGCCTCCAACGTCCAGATAGGGGCGAACATCCCGCACAACGCCGGAGGCACGGATAACTTTGAGGGCGGCCCCACGTGGATGAACGAAGAGGGCGGCGAACTTGCCATCCTTCCCGGAGGTTCTGCCATTATCCCGGCGGACCAGACCGACCGCCTGATGAAGTCCTATACCAGCAATACGACAAACAACCGAAATAACCGGAGCCTCAGTTTCTCGCCCAGTGTCCAAATCACGATTGCGGGCAACGCTGACAGCTCCACCGTTGCCAACCTGAAAGAGCAGCTTCGCGCCCTGTTCGATGAGCTTTACCAAGAGGCCCAGGCGCAGGACTACACGGACCGCGCTATGCAGGCTGGCTTTGCATAAGGGGGTGCTACTATCTACACACTTGAGGGAAGAAAATGCGGAGTGGTCCGCTTCGAGCCTCTGACTACTGGCGTAGTGACCTCCGAGAGCGTGAGCCGGAGCAGCACAATCACCGATAACCCGATTGAGGGTGGTTCCAACATTCAGGACCACGTTTTTACTCAGCCTGTGAGCTTCCAGATCAGCGGAACGGCCATCAACGGCGCAGATACCATAGCTGCATTACAGCGGATGTGGAAGACCGGGGACATCCTTGTTTACACAGGGAGGAACCGCATAGAGAACCTGGTCATTCAGCAGCTCCAGAGTACGCATGACGCGAAGCACCGCTCCGGCTTCTCGTTCTCGGCTACTCTAAAGCAAGTCACACTAGGCAGCTCTGTGGACAGCGGAACGGCCTCTACAATGGCGGGCCTGGATGCTGCGGCCTCTGTTACGCAGCCCAAACCCACTACTAAGGCGGCCCAAAAGACGGCCTCACAGACAACGAAAACCAAAGCAGACGGCCTAAAAACGACCGTCTCTACTACGATCTCTTCTAGTGCCTATGCGTCCTATGTGAACAGCTTCAACAGTAAACCGAAAAGTAGCGCAGGTCCGACGTCCCGCGCTACTCCCAGCAACAACGGAAGGAGGTAACGGGCCATGCAGCTTATCGACCTTGGGCAAGAGGTTGAGTATATCGACATTGATGTGAGCAAGGTTCCCTATACCTTTTCCGTGAAGCTCAGCGATAAAACCTATTCCTTTACCATCCGCTACAACGACACTGGCGATTTCTTCACCCTGGACCTATCCGTGACGGCCACTGGAGAAGTGCTGGCCTACGGAGACCCTATCCGCTACGGGCGGCCACTATTCGGACCCGTCGAGGATGAGCGCTTTCCTTTACCGGTCATCATTCCCCTGTGCCTCACCGGGGATGACGTGGACACCGTGACGTGGGAGAACCTGGGGGAAGATGTCAAGCTCTATCTCTTTGACAGGGAGGGGACGGCGTGAGTTTCTGGATGAGAGAGGCTAGTCTCCAGATTGGGAGCAAGAAGTACAACATGGATAACCTATACTTCGAGTTCGAGGTCCCCTTTGAGGACAGCGACACCATTCAGACGGCCAAATTCAAAGCCTATAACCTATCCGAGAGTACCCGCAAGAGTATCAAGCGGGGGGACGTTATCATCCTCAATGCAGGCTACGAGGATGACGTGGGGGCTATTTTCGTTGGACAAGTGAGCGCTTGCAACCACAAGCACCAAAATACCGAGTGGATAACCGAAATCTCAGCAACCGCCGCTATGGACCAATGGCTCAACTCCAAGGTTTCCAAGACCTATGCCAAGGGCAGCACGGCGAAAGAGATTGTTTCCGATCTGCTCAATATCTTTGGCGTGGAAATCGGGGATTTCTCCCTCGCCACAAATAAGGTCTATGACCGGGGCCTGGTATGTAACGGTAAGGTAAAGGACGAACTCAAGCGCATTGTGGTGAACGACTGCAAGAGCCGGTTCCTCATACGCAACGGGAGCGTCTTTATCAATGACCCGACTAAGGGCATCGCAAACGGCCTGGTCCTCACCCCGCAGAGCGGTTTACTTCTGTCCGGGAATGAGGCCGAGGAAACCGTTATCGCCGTGGGCAGCGACAGCCAGAAGAGCGGCGCCACCAAGAGCGAAGAGGGCAACTATGTGACCCGCGAGTGTCTGCTCAATTACCATATCGGACCGGCGGAGCAAGTTGTCATCCAGTCCCAGAGCCTCAACGGACGCTTCATCGTTGCCAAAGGAAAGCATACCGGCACACCGAAAGGTAGCTGGAAAACCACCATCGAAATGAAACCGGCGTAAAGGGGGACCTATCATGCCGAAGCAGAACCAGAAGCGGGCCTATGAGGATGCCAAGAAACAGGCGGACGCCGCCAGCCTGTGCGTCGCGGACATCGTAAAGGTCCTTGCCTTTGATGAGGCGGCCTTGACCGTCGATGTTCAGCCGATCACCCGGTACCCTGACGAAGACACATTCCAGACCAAACCGCCTATTCTTGCCGTCCCCGTGGCTACCATCTACGGGGGCGGCTTTATCATCCGTCCGATCTACAAGGCCGGGGACATCGGCGTGGTGGTCTACTTGGACCGGGACAGCGACGCCGTTATAGCTGGAGGCGCGGAGGCAGACCCCAACACCGAGCGCCTGCACAGTGGGGATGATGCTATCTTTATGGGCGGCATCCGTACTGGCGGAAACTCCATATCCGGCCACCCTGCCGGGTCTCTGAGCCTGGGAACAGCCGACGGCGGCGTGTACCTGTCCATATCACCAAGCGGTATCGCCATCAAGGGGAATGTCACCATCACAGGAGACCTCACCACCAGCGGCGGCACCGTCAACCTGAACTGAGGGAGGTATGCACTATGCCTGGAGCTGCACGGCAAGGGGACACCATACAAGGTACTACGGCGGGAGAACATAACGGACACGCTACCCCACACGGTCCCCTCCCCATCACGGGGGCAATCTCCGGCGGGTGCTCCGGGGATGTTTTCATCAATGGACAACCGGCAGCCTACGTCGGAAGCACCACAACCGAAAATGACGCCTGCTGCGGGAGCAGCCAGGGGCGCATCGCCCAGGGCAGCGGAAGCGTCTTTATCAACGGAAAACCCGCCGCCCGTATCGGGGATGCCTTGGCTGCCCATAACGGCACCGGGGCCGTCTCAGCGGGCAGCGGGGATGTTCTGATTGGAGGGTGAGATATGCAAGATAACTGGACCCTTAAAATCGACCCGGAAAGCAGGGACCTCATCCTCGATGATGCCGGAATGCTAGAAACTATATCGGGCGATGATACTACCGCTCAAGCTGTCCGGCTGACGTTGGAGGTCTATCGGGGAGAATTTACCTTTGACCCAACCCACGGCACGGCTTATGAGCGCATCATGGGCAAAAAACGGCATGAACTGGAAGATGACGAAATACCGGAAGTTATTCGGGATGCGGTCTTCCAAGAGCCGCAGGTTGTTGAGATAAACGCAATTGATTATGAGCTTGTGGGCCGAGGGTTAGAAATCGCTGTGACTGGCCGCCTCCAGAGCGGTAATACCATCAAAACGGAGGTAAACACAACATGAATAATCAAGAGTGGGGTGTAACAGAACGAGGTTTTCACCGCCCTACATACGTTGAACTCCTGGACGCCATCGAATATAAAGCGAGGGAGCTCTTTGGGAATAAGGCCAGCTTGACGGTTCGTTCCCCGCTTGGGGTATTTCTTCGTATCTTCGCATGGATGTTAAACATCCTGTTTAGTCTTATGGAAGATGTCTATAATAGCAGATTTGTTGATACGGCGGTAGGTACGAGCCTATACAACTTGGGAAAGGCAATCGGATTGTCGCTGCTTCCGGCTCAGAAAGCGACAGGTTATGTGACCTTTGCGGGAACTCCGGGGACGGTGATACCGTCCGGTTTTCTGGTGAAGACTATCGCCGGTTTGCAGTTTGCGGTTATCACGGAGGGGCGTATTGAGGACGCCGGAAGTGTCATTCTTCCAATACAGGCCATAGACACTGGCTCCGACTACAACGCAGCTGCTGGGACAGTCACAGAAATTGTAAATCCTATGGATGGGGTCTCTTCTTGTAGCAACTCCGCTGCGGTAGACGGCGGACGTGGCCGGGAAACCGATGAAGAGTTCCGGGATAGGTATTATCAGTCTGTGGACTATGCTGGCGGCGTGAATGCGGACGCTATCTCAGGTGAGCTTCTGCAAAATGTCGATGCAATCTATTCCGTGATCTGTTATGAAAACGATACGGATGAAACAAATGGCCTCGGCCTCCCTCCACATAGCATTGAGGTTGTGGCTTATGGCGGCCTTGATGAAGAGGTTGCCAACGCAATCTATCGCCGTAAAGCGGCTGGCATTCAGACTTATGGGGGGAAAAGCATTTCCGTATTGAGTGCCAGCGGGCAGAGTATCGAAATAAGGTTTTCCAGGCCGACCACTGTTCCGGTCTATGTAAAGATTACGAATCTGGAAACGAACTCAAATTTTCCCTACGATGGAATGCAGCGAATTAGACAAGCTGTTGTAAACCATATCGGCGGTGATACATGGGGTGGACTTCCTATTGGTCAGGATGTTTTCTACATGGCCCTGCCGGGGGTCATTCTATCGGTTTCTGGTGTGGTGGACTTTGACCTTCTCATCAGCAAGGACGGGTCTCAATATAGCCAGGATAACATCGAGATCGGAACTCGTGAAAAGGCCGTTACCGATGCAGAGAAGGTGAGTGTAGAGGCATGAGCTACGGATATTTGACGCGAATGCTGGACCATCTCACAAGCGCTTATACACGGGTTGATATGCAGTCTGACAAAAAAGGGATTCAACCTAAAACTAACATTGGCCGCCTGTTCGAGACGCTGGCCTGGGGCCTGGAGTTCGTCCATGAGCACGCGGAGCGCATGAGGGTATGGGATGACCTGGACAACGCGAAAGGGGCTGTGCTGGACCGCTACGGGGCAAATTTTGGTGTTGATAGAGGCGGGGCCACGGATACCGTGTACCGGCTCCTCATCAAGGTCAAGATGATTGCTCTTATGTCTGGCGGCGACATCGACACCATTATCTGGGCTGCTGCAAGCCTGTTCGATGTCCAGCCCACCGATATAGAAATCCAAGAGAAATTCCCCTGTAAAATCCGTATCTGCGTGGACGAGTCCCTTTTGAGTTCCGAGCGCCTGACCTCCATTGAGGTCATTGCGGAGCTGATGAAACGCATTGCGGCTGCCGGTATCGAGGTTCATATCCTGCTCAGGAACCGGCGGACGTATCAGCATGAGGTCATCATCTCCCGCGGCTGTGCTTTCGAGACTGTGGTATCTGGGGTGCCCGCTGTGGGCTCCTCCACCTACACTGTCTCCCGTATTAAAGGAAAACGAATAGATAAGGAGGCTTGAAACTATGTCCCTATTCACCGATGGCTGCTACCAGTGTGCACCTGCTGAGGCTCTTATTGCTAAGGTGCTGGCTGGCCGCTGTACCATGCACTATACAAGGGTCGCCGTGGGAAATGGGAGCATCCCGGAAGGGAGCACCCCGGCCACGATGACTGAGCCCGCCGGATATGTGATGGACGCCAAAATCAGTGGAGTAACGAACCCGGTCGATGGAGAGTGTCAGGTCACCGCGCAGATTACCAGCGATGAAGTGGCCGAGGATTTCTCCGCGACCGGCCTTCTTTTGTATGCTGAGGACCCGGACCTGGGAGAAGTGCCCTATACATACCTCGTCTTGGAGGCTGCCCCTGAACCCATCAAGTCTAAGACCTCCACCGTCGGCAAGATTGCCATTTTCGAGCTTGTGGCCGCTGTGGGGGCTGTGGACAATGTGACCGCAGACATTGACCTCGAAACTCTGGTGACCGTCGAAAAGGTGTCTGAGATGATTGCCGCCCATAACGTGGATGAGGAGGCCCACCCCGACATCAGGCAGATTGCCCAGGACGCCCTTGACCAGGTGGAGGCCCTGACCCATACCATCAGCACTATCCCTACCCAGAATGGCAGCTTAACCTACACTGGGTCCCCGCAGTCTCCGAGCTGGAACGGCTATGACCCGGCTACCTTGACCCTGGGAGGGACTACGGAGGCTACCGATGCGGGGACCTACACGGCCACGTTCACACCGAAAGACGATTATCAGTGGGCGGATGGTACGAAAGAGCCGAAGTCGGTCCAGTGGAGCATCGGTAGGGCGAATATTGCCAGTGTGCCTACCCAGACCGGAAGCCTGATCTATAACGGGAGCGCCCAAAGCCCTACCTGGTCCGGCTATGATGCCTCCAAGATGACCCTGGGGGGAACCACCAGTGGCACCAACGCTGGAAGCTACGCCGCCACCTTTACCCCGAAAGCGAATTATCAGTGGACCGATGGGGCCACAACGGCCAAGGAAGCGACCTGGACCATTGGAAGGGCTACCGTCTCTACCCTCCCCAGCCAGTCCGGGTCCCTGACCTATACCGGCTCGGCACAGTCTCCCACCTGGGCCAATTATGATACCACGAAACTGACCATCGGAGGGGCTACCAGTGGGACCAATGCCGGGACCTATACTGCCACATTCACCCCAACCTCCAACTATCAGTGGGATGGGGGCGGTATCGGCCCCCAGAGCGCTAATTGGAGCATTGGAAAGGCCGCCGGCAGCTTGACCCTGAACAGGTCCAGCCTAACCCTGAATAATGCCACCAGGACCGGCACTATCACTGTCACCCGCCCTGGAGATGGAGCCATCACTGCCTCATCCAACAGCACCGGCATTGCCACTGTGAGCGTGAGCGGCAACACCGTCACCGTGACCGCCGTTGCCTATGGCTCCGCCACTATCACCGTCAACGTGGCTGAGGGGACGAACCACACAGCTCCCTCCAGCAAGACGTGCAGCGTCACCGTAAACCTTTTTAGCGATACCCTGAATTCCAACACCTGGGCTGCAATTAAAGCTGCCAGCGATGCCGGAGATGCCGCCAACGTATGGAGCGTAGGCGATACTAAGAATATTCGGCTCAATGGGGCGGTAGGCAACTTCACCTTCTCAAATCTATCCATAGATGCCTTTATTCTTGGCTTTAATCATAATTCCAGTAAGGAAGGCGGAAAGCGAATACACTTTGCCATCGGTAAAATCAGCGGGAATATGGTTGCCCTCTGCGATAATCAGTACAATAGCAACCAGAACAATAACGGTTACTTCAATATGAACCCTAACAATAGCAACAGCGGCGGCTGGAAAAATAGCTATATGCGGACTACATTGCTGGGCAACAGCGGCACCCCTACAAGTCCTCGCTCTGGGTCTTTGATGGCAGCCTTGCCCAGCGATTTGAGAGCAGTAATGAAGTCTGTTACCAAATACACGGATAACGTGGGCAACGATACCGGCCATACTGCCAGTAACGTCACGGCCACCACGGACTATCTGTGGTTGATGTCTGAGTATGAAGTCCAGGGAGGGCAGTCATACGCAAACAGCTATGAAAAGAACAGCCAGGCTCAATATGAGTATTTCAAGGCGGGGAACAGTAAGATAGCATATCGCCATAGTAGCACAGGCTCGGCCGTGTGGTGGTGGCTGCGGTCGCCTTATTACACCAACTATTACTCTTTCTGCGACGTCTACACCGGCGGCGGCATTGACACTAGCACTGCCTACTACTCGGCGGGCGTGCTGCCCGGCTTTGCTGCCTAATCCTCCGCAGAGCTATCCCGATCATATCCCACCCGCGCCAGCGGGTGGTCCCCCGACGGAGGCACATGCTTCCGACGAGCACCCTAAATATCGGCGCGTAAGCGCCGACGCGATTTTTGAAAAATCGCGTTTTTTCTTAAAGTGCTATCATTTAGCTGTCTTTTGAGTGCATACACGACATGAAGATAGCCATAAAATATTCTCATGGATATTACTTGGAGGATATAGTATGGCTACCAACAAGCGTGTGTTTACCTTGCGGCTTACTGATGAGGTCTTCGACAAAATTGGGGTGCTTGCAACCCGTGAACATCGGTCGGTGACGAATTATATCGAGTTCGTGCTCTTAAAGCACCTGGAGGAAGTGGAAAAAGAATATGGAACAATCGAAACGAATAGAACGGAGGCGTAGCGGTGTCGGTACTCAAGGCAAAGCGGACTACAAGCTCGGCTGAGTTCGTCAATACGGCCAACGAGATATACATTGAGGTTCTGAATTTTTTGACGCGCCTCTCGGCTCGGTATTCTCGCCTCTTAGCAGAGCCTACGGCGGTCTTGGCCGGAGAGGTAATGGACCATGCAGAGAAAGCCAATAGTATCTATCCATCGGATATTCAGCGGATAGAGTTACGCAAGGCTCATCTTTTAGAGGCTAGGGCCTCGCTCATGGCGTTGGACGTGCGGTTGACCCACTGTTACCGCTTGATGTCTCAAAATCCCCAAGGGTGTTTTACAAAACCGAATGGGAAGACTGTGCCTCCAGCGGAAGCAACGGAGAAGTTGGACCGTATGGCTCAGGAATTGGGAGAAAAAATTGACCAGGAGAATGAGCTCTTAAAAGGTCAGCTCAAGGCTATGAGCAAAAAGCAGAAGGAATAAGCAGCATTGGGTGTATATCTGTACCTGTTTGGTCCGGTGTGTCACACGGCCAGAGGCCGTGTGGTGGTGGCTGCGGTCGCCTAATTACAACAACAATAACAATTTCTGCAACGTCAACACCGGCGGCGGCAATAACAATAACAATGCCTACTACTCGGCGGGCGTGCTGCCCGGATTTTGCGATGCGGGGTCAAATGGAGTAGCGAAAGTGAAAGACGACCCACGCAAAAGGAGATATACTTCCCTGGGTGAAAATCCCTAAAACTGCCCTCTGATGCTTCTACACGGACGCTTCTTGCATGGCGGGCGATGTGCCTTAGCCCGTTTCATGTGTAGCCCGCAAGGGGTCATAAGCAAAGCAGATTAGACGGCACCCTACAATCCATCTGTACGGAGGAGCGAATACTATTTTATGACAAGCCAAGAGCGCCGAGAGGCGCGATACCAGCGCCGTCGGGCAAAGCGACAGGCCAAAAAGCAGGGCCGGAGCCATAGCCTGGGCGGCTTAGAGAAAACCTTCACATATCGTAAAATGTTTCAATGGGGCTGGAAATGCTGCAAAGGCGTAAACTGGAAACAGAGCGTTCAGAATTTCCGCTTGCATCTGTTTTCGGGAACCGCCCGGCGCCGTCGGGCAGTAATCTCCGGGCGCTGGAAGCCTGGGAAATGCGTTCACTTTACGCTTAGAGAGCGCGGGAAGGTGCGGCCTATCGACGCACCGCACATTGTAGATCGCCAAGTCCATAAAGTCCTATGTAATGAGGTTTTGATACCGCTTTACAAACCTGGAATGATTTATGATAATGGGGCTTCGCAGAGGATGAAGGGCTTACACTGGGCGTATCGTAGATTGTCCGACCAGCTTCGGTGGCATTTTCGTAGGTATGGCCGTTCTGGTGGGATATTTTTGCTTGATCTAAAAGGCTATTTCCCGAACGCGCCCCATGCGGCAATCTATCGGCGGCATGAGCAGTTGATTTTGGACCCTGGCCTCCGACGGTTGGCAGATACCATCATACAGAACTCGCCTTGTCCCACACCAGGACGAGGGATGCCTCTTGGTATAGAGCCAAGCCAGCAGGAAATGGTGGCGCTTCCCAGCAGCATTGATAACTACATCAAGTGTCAGCTTGGTATTCATGTGATGGGACACTATATGGACGATTACTACATTGCATTGCCGGACATCGAAGAACTGAAAAAAGTGGCGCGGGAAATCGTGCGACGCTTTGAGGCTATGGGTATTCGAGTGTCGAAACGGAAATGCAAAATTATTCCCTTTACCAAACCGTTCCGCTTCTGCAAGGTCCGCTTTACCCTGACCGAGAGCGGGGCCGTCAAAAGGAATGGCTGCCGAGATGGGATGAAGCGGAGCCGCCGGAAGCTGAAATTTTTCCAGCGGGAGGTTGCCGCAGGGCGGCGCACCATTGCTGAGGCTGCCGAATATATGCAGTCTCAGCGGGCTTACTACCGCAGTTTCGATGACCACGGACGGCTTCTCCGCCTGGAGAGGCTGGCCTACGCTATTTTCGGAGGTGCTTTATGTTCAAAATCATCAAAGACGGAGCCCTTATTGGCATGACTGAGGCCCCGAATTACATCAAAAAGGCCGCGAATGGCTGCTTCAATCTTTGCCCTGAGCTGGAGGCTCAGGGCATTTCTTTTGCCGGAAATCCATACCACCTGTTGGGGCGGGATGAGCTGGACGGCCTGGAAACGGTAAGTCTGGAGGAGGCAGATACCGGCGTGGAGCTCCAGGCCATGTCTGAAACCGTGGCCTCATCCTCGAAGCTGTCCGGGCAGATGCAGACCGCCGCACGGCTCTATGTTCGGAAAGCTACTGACATCTCTGATGACGATGCGCTCCAGATGCCGGACCTATTTCTTACTTGGGCTGAGGCCCTGGCCGCTGGACGGCAGTTGGAAACCAATACTGTGCTGAACCTGGATGGAACGCTCTATCGGGTGGTCCAGCCAGTTACCCCCCAGGAACACCAGCCCCCTAACGGCGAGGGAATGACGGCTATTTACCGTCCTATCGACCAGACCCACGCTGGAACCCTGGAGGACCCTATCCCCTGGGCCTATGGCATGGACAGTGAGCAGGGGAAGTATTATAGCTATAACGGCAAGGTATACCTATGCAATCTTACCATGCCGGGGTGTATCTATGCGCCGGACACACCTGGACTGTGGCAGTGGTCGGAGGTGACAGAGTAATGGGTAAGTATGTCGCCCGACGGCGGGCAAAGATTAAGGGCCTAAGCGGCCCGGTAAATATCCCTTGGGGGGCCGTCTTGCTGGAGCAAGACGGCCTTCTTTTTTGGAATGGAGCTGCTGTCTGCGGCATTACCAGTCAAAATGCCTACGACTATTTCAGTCGAGACGATGACGGGCAGGGCCGGGCCAGAGGCCAACTTGTCGCGGACATCAAAGCACGGTTGGAACGGCGTGATAAAAACTATCAAGCGCGGTGGGATAAGGTATGGGCTGACCCACTGTGCCAGCGATACCGGCGGCCTGAACACGCTGACTGGTGGGTATGGTCCTATGATTTCTTTAATGCGCCACTCGACGATCTGAAGCATATTGCGGACTTGGTGGGAACGCGAACTTCCAAATAGGAGGGGTTATTATGAGCGATTTTCGGATTATTGACGCCCTGTGTGCCCTAGTGGAAACTCAAAACGCCATTATCAAGGCGCAAAACCTTCGGCTGGGTGAGCTTGGCGAAATCCTGATGGAAGATGAGATAGCGGAGGCAGAAAAGCACTATCAGCAGCTTATTGGCGTCGGGGCTGAAAGGGGGTGATACCAGTGGTTCAAGTTGATATTGGGGAGTTGCTGCTTGCTATCCTCGCTGCGATGGGCATTCCGTCTACCATTATGGGGCTTATTGTCTGGCGGCTCAAGGGTCGCATTGAAAGCCGCGAGACGGAGCAGGACAAAAAGGCTGAGGACCAAAAAGAGCTGTTCCTCCTGATGGTTCAGAGCACCAGGGCCTCTATTGCCCTTGGAGAAGCCACGGCACGGGCCGTCCAGCGTATACCTGACGCTCACTGTAATGGAGATATGAGAGCGGCACTGGACTATGCGACCAATGTAAAGCATAAGCAAAAGGATTTTTTGGACAGGCAGGGCATAAATGCCTTGCTTGATGAATGAAAGGAGCAGGCCCTATTGAACTACGAAGGAAAGCGGGAGAAAAAGCCCGTGCGCCGCCCGTGGGAGTTCAAAAAGAAGCTTGCTGCGTGGGCCGTCCTTATTGCCACGGCCACCGCCGTAGCTTCTTATATCCTCGCCTATCTTGACAAGCAGACCGCGAGCGATGTTACCACCACCATCTTTACCGCCTGCATCGGCTATCTGGTGAGCTATGCGGCGGCATCTACCACCGAAAAAGTCAGCCGAAACCGCCACGGGCTGGATGCTGACGGAAACCCATTCCAAACCAACAACACAGAGGGCGGGTCCGACACCAGCGGACCTACACTCGGATAAAAACAAGGAGGATTTATCATGTACGACATCACCCCTATCATCGAAGCTGTGGCCACTCTGATCGGCGTTATTATCACCTGCGTACTCATCCCGTTTATCAAGTCCAAGACCACGGCGGCCCAGCAGGCCGAAATTAACGGCTGGGTCAAGATTGCCGTTTCTGCTGCTGAACAGATTTACAAGGGCAGCGGCCGCGGAGAAGAAAAGAAGCAGTACGTTATTGCCTGGCTGAAAGAGCGCGGCATCACCGTGGATGAGAATGAGCTTGACGCGCTCATCGAGGCCGCCGTCCATGAGCTGACCCAGGGCATCATCCCCCTGGAGGGCATCGCCATTGAGACTACTACCGAAGTCACGGAGGACAAGGAGGAAACCGATCATGAGTAATAGCTCCCTTGTGACCTATACGAAAATCAGCCCCAACCGGACAAGCCCCCGCAATCATAAAATCGACACCATCAGCATCCATTGTTTCGTCGGCCAAGTGACGGCGAAGAGCGGCTGCAACGCTGGAAACTTCACTCGCTATGACCCGAAAAACGGCTCTTCCTGCAACTACGTCGTGGGGCATGACGGCTCCATCGGACTGTGCGTGGAGGAAAAGGACCGGAGCTGGTGTACCTCCAGCGGGGCCAACGACCACCGCGCCGTCACCATTGAGACGGCCAGCGAGACCAAGAACCCCTACAAGGTCACGTCGGCGGCCTATGCCGCCCTGCTGGACCTGGTGACGGACATTTGCCGCCGGAACGGGGCCAAGAAGCTGCTCTGGTTCGGGGACAAGGCGAAGACCCTTGCCTATACCCCCAAGGCCGGGGAAATGGTGATGACGGTTCATCGCTGGTTTGCGAACAAGGCTTGCCCTGGCGATTACCTCTACAACCTGCATGGCGAGATTGCCGCCGAGGTCACTAAGCGGCTGAGCGGCGGCTCCGGCTCCACCGACCCGGCCCCCGGCGCTTCTGGCGGCGCCCAGACCGCCGTAAACTACACGGTGAAAGTGACCGCGACGAACCTCAATATTCGTTCCGGCCCTGGCACCAACTACGGCAGCAAGGGCGCTATCAAGCCCGGTGTCTATACCATCATTGCGGAGGCCGACGGGACCGGCGCTTCCAAGTGGGGCAAGCTCAAGAGCGGGGCCGGGTGGATTTCCCTTGACTACGCCACCAAGACCGGCTCCACGGCGAGCAAGGCCGTGACAGTAGGCAGCACTGTCACCATCCAGGACGGAGCTGTTTACGGCGGCTTGGCTGCCTCTAGGGGGGCGAAGGTTCCAGACTATATCTCCGGGACAAGTCGCCGGTATACAGTGAAACAGATCGCCACCCATAAGGGGGTACAGGAAGCCTTGCTGGCTGAAATCACTTCATGGGTTGCCCTCGCTTATTTGAACGTGGTATAATCGCCTCAAGAGGGAGCAGCATTCGTTTGGGCATCGTAGGCCGTGGAATTATTTTGGCATTACCGCACATCAAGAACATGGAGACTACGAGGAAACAAGGTCATAATCTGCCCTCAAAAAGACTAATCGACCGCCCAAAAGAAAGAAAAACACCCTACGTCAATCGAGTGGGAATAAATATTTAGTGTTTTTGGAAT